CGCCCCGCGCGGCCGCCCCGCCGGGCCTCTCGGAAGACACGAACTGACCACCGTTTCGATGCATCCGGCCGTTGCGGCCGGACGCATCGGCGGGAGGACCTTGCTCGCGCCCGATATTGCGTGGCGGGGCAGCCCTCCCGCTCAAATTCGCAAGGCCCGCAAACGAGCTGGAGGTGAACATGAGCAGCGACGATACGCCGCCCGACGGCGGCAATACGAGCAGACCGATGCGCGAGGCGCTGAGCGCCGCGCTTCGACGCCTGGCCGACGACGGCGACGGACAGGGCGTGGAAACGCTGGAGCTGGTCGTCAACGCGCTCATCGGCCGCGCGCTCGACGGCGATATTCCGGCGATCAGGGAAATCTTCGACCGCATGGACGGCAAGCCGGCGGCCGGCGCAACGATGGATGATGGACCGCGAAAGGTGACGCTCGAATGGAAAGACCCGCAGGATTGGTCGACTACCGGCCCAGAAAGCAATTCGTCCCGTTTCATCGCCGGCGGGAGCGCTTCGCCTGCATCGTGACCCACCGCCGCGCCGGCAAGACCGTGGCCTGCGTCCACGACTTGCAGCGCCACGCGGTGAAGTGCCCGCTCGTGCGGCCGCGCTTCGCTTATCTGTCGCCGTTCCTGCGGCAGTCCAAGACCGTGGCGTGGGACTATCTGCGCGCGGCGATGGCGGCGGCGCGGCCGGGCGGCGCTACCGTGCACGAGAGCGAGCTGCGCGTCGATTATCCCGAGGGCGGGCAGGTCCGGCTCTACGGCGCCGATAATCCCGACGCCATGCGCGGCATCTACCTCGACGGCGTCGTGCTCGACGAATACGCCGACATGGACCCGCGCATGTGGTCGGAGATCATCCGGCCGGCCTTGGCCGACCGGCAGGGCTGGGCGGTGTTCATCGGCACCCCGAAGGGGCGCAACGCCTTCTTCGAGCTGTGGCGGCGCTCGCAGAAGGAGGAGGGCTGGTTCTCCATGATGCTCCGGGCGAGCCAGAGCGGGTTGTTGCCCGACAGTGAGCTCGAGCTGGCGCGGCGCGATCTCACCGAGGAGCAATACGCCCAGGAATTCGAATGCTCCTTCGACGCCGCCGTCATCGGCGCGTATTACGGAAAGCTGATGGCGCGGGCCGAGGCGGAAAGGCGCGTCGCCGGCGTGCCATATGATCCATCGGCGCTCGTTTGGACGTCATGGGACCTCGGCATCCGCGACGCCACCGCGATCTGGTTCGCGCAGGTGATCGGGCGCGAGATCAGGATCATCGACTATTACGAGGCCTCAGGCGTGGACCTCGGTCATTACGTCCGGGAAATCAACGCGCGCCCCTATGTCTATGCCGGGCACATCGTGCCGCACGACGCCCAGGCCAAGGAGCTCGGCACCGGCAAGAGCCGGCTGGAAGTGATGGAAGGTCTCGGCCTCAGGCACATCACGCTCGCCCCGCTGCACCGGGTCGAGGACGGCATCAACGCGGTGCGCATGGTCCTGCCGCGCTGCTGGTTCGACGAGAAGAAATGCGCGCGCGGCATTGACGCGCTCAAGCTCTACCGCGCCGACTACGACACCGCGCTGCAGGCGCTGCGGCCGCAGCCCGTGCACGACTGGACCTCGCACGCCGCGGACTCGTTTCGCTATCTCGCCATGACGCTCGACCGGCGAGCCGTGCAGAGCGGGTTTCACCGGCGGATTGAATATGCGCAGCAGGGATTGGCATGATGCGGATGATGAAACTCCGCCGAGGCCACATGGCGACATGAAGCTAGATCGGTGCGAAGCCAACAATACTGAGAAGTCCGCGCCAAAGCCCGGGGGGCCGGGTGGCGCCAAGTAGCAAGGCGACAAGTGCAACGAGCGCCCATAAGCAGCTAGCTACAGCTACGTTGACTTTAATTTCACAAGTCGCCCGCGACCGCCGCATGTGCCGCCTCCATCTCAGAGGGGGCAATACATCTATACAATTCGCGAGTTTCGCAACGCACCCGGATGCAAAACCGGACCATCCCCGCTTACGGCATATATGCGGGAAATTTGATCTATTTCGTTGAAATTTCTATGGCCGAGTCAGTCATCACCAGAAGGAACGGATAGTAATAAATTCAATACGTTATCGACGATGCCGGCGCCCGACGGCCGCTCGAAGGCGGTGTCGACCGACGTCGCCGACACGGTGGAAGGCCTGATGCCGGCGCTGATGGACATCTTCACGTCGGGCGAGGAAGTCGTGCATAGCCCACGAAGTAGCAGTCCGCGGAGACGGGCGTGCGCTCGGGCGTGGAGGGCATTTGGTTGGAGAGGCAGATGCGGCATACCCTTCCGCTCTTTCCCAACTGACTGCCAAATGGTATGATGCCATCAAAGAAGTGAATTCTCGGACTCCTGAAATTTGTGTCCGTATTACCGAATAGGATTTGTCCCGCCTCCCTTTTTGCCAGGTGCATCTTGACTATGCGCTTCCGAAATCGCCGAAACTGATCAATCTGGAAATACGCCGATTGGTGCTTCTCGGGCGGGGTAGTGGTTTGAGGAGGTCGTAACAATGCAGGACGACGATGCCGAAGCGGACTTTACCCCAGAAGACGAGGATATGACGCTCCGCATAATGCAGATATCCCTCGGGATGGGTGCCAAAGGGGTCGAGGCCATCGAGGCGCCAGTCGAACGCTTCGCACAGGATCAAGAACGTCGTTCCCAGGCCGCTGCGCAAGCTCTGAACGATGCCGCCCAACTGCCTTCTGATCAAAAGCTTTCTACGGCGTCTAACGTGGTTTTCAACGAGGGCAAAAATGCCATCAAAGATGTTGGAGCAGCAGCGTTTAGAGTAGCAATGACATTTGCCCCAGCCACCGCGCCGCACGGGTCCAGCCGCCACACAGACCAAAGTGCAACCGGAGACCCATTCGAACAGGGTGACGAGCCCCCAGCCGAGGATGATCCCCACAGAAATAAAATGATGGCGCAGCCTTCGGCAGTGGAAGTTCGACAGCAAAAGCGTCACTTTGCCGTCAAACTTTCTGGTGGCCCGCTCCAAGTCGGCTGCACGGTGTACATGAGTTGCTCACTCGCTCTTCGAGCGCCGACGGATAAGCGGATGGCTACCAGTGTGGCAGAGCTCGATCTTTCGGATCCGAGTGTTGCATTCGTATGCAGTGCAGAAGGGTTCGATGTAACATCAGCTACGTCTGTCTCCGTAAATATTTTACCAGAAAAAGATACCGGTTCAGTCATATTCGAACTCCTAGTGAGAGAGGCAAATCGCTACCGGATAACTATTACGGCATACCAACGGGGCGTTATACGGGGGCAACTCGTCGTCGCTGATCCCGCCGCCTACATGTCACAATCCGTCGCGGTCGTCGAAAAGTCAGGCGAAACGCCCACTGTCCACCGGCAGCCACCCATGGATAGCGAATGGTCGGAGCTAGCCACCCAGCCTTCGCTCTCGCTTGATCTCCATGGCCCAGATAAATCTATAGTAGGCACCAGTCCACATGGAATTCTGGACTGGCACGCTAAAGATCTCGGGCCTTGGCGGGCGGAAGCCGAGAAAGTCATCGAGATCGCACGCGATCACGTGTCGGGCTTGTACGCCGACCCTCCTGATCCCGATGAAGTCGATCGAGAATTTATCGTTCTGGGGCAACAGATCGCCCGGGTTATCCCTGAGGCTCTTGCCAAGGCACTGATGGACGATCGTCTCAAATTCCTTTCCCTGCAAGTGACCGCCGCCTTTGATTTTCCACTTGAACTTTGCACCGTGCATAAGCCGGGACTCGATGAACTCGTGCAGGACCGAATGTCAGTTGCGCGTTGGTTCACAAATACACGCGCAATCCAACTTAATAGGATACATCAAGTCTCAAATATCGCACTTGTTATTGGCAAGATGAGGGAAGATTCAACCGTTGAAACCGAGGCAATGGACGTCACGGCTCCAGCCCATCGGTCAACGTTCGACACACGTCGCACTTTGATTGACGAGGTGTTCAAGACGAGACGCTTCGATCTTATGCACTATTTTGGTCATTCCGGCGCCGGCGAGCAAAAGGGCCCGCAGATTGGGCGATATTTATCGTTCGCTCGAGACGAGAGAACGCTTCGCTTACAAGATATTGGCGCGGTCGAAGCAGAGCGAGCGTTCTTTAGTCGCAGTCCGCTAATTGTTCTGAACTGCTGTGAAGGCATTCAAACTAGCGCCCTGCTTGGAGGGCCCGAAAGCTTCCCCCATTCCTTCATCGACAACGCTTGCATAGCCTGCATCGGAACGATTTGGCCGATAGACAGTCGCGCGGGTAATCGCTTTATGACCGCCCTCTATGAACACTTGGCCAAAGACGATTTTCTTCATATAGCGGTTATGAAAGCGCGACGTAATCTCCTAGATCGCGCGCGGCATCGCGACACACCAGCGGACGAAAAGCTGTACCTCACGTTGGCGGCTCGCGCTTACGTTTACTACGGTCCACCTGACTTGCGATGTAAATTTGTAGAGAGGACCCCATGAACGCGGACATCGACTCCCAAAAAGTAGTCATCTTTTCGAGTGAAACGAAGCGAACGCCATCTAGCAAGGGCGCGGATCTTCTTGGGGACACGCCTGGGGGCGTAGTGACAGTGGGCACTCTGCGCAAGAGCGTCGCCGAGCTCATGCCGGGACTTGGCGCGATCATCGAGGACTTGAAAGGTAAAGCGGGCGCTCTGGGACTAAAAGAGGTCTCTGTTGCGCTCAGTGTAAACGCAAAAGGCACCGTTGGATTTCTCGGCACTGGAACCGAGATCGGCGGCACGGCTAGCATGAGATTGCAATTCAAAACTGACTAGGGTCCTTGCAGTGAAATCCTGAAGCAGTTTGACTTTCGACATTGCAATCTTGACCTGCCCCAGATCAAGCGGCCGGAGAAGCGCGAGGATGTGGCCACGTCTGGGTCTATCCACCCATCGCCTAGTTGGTTGATCAGTAATCCACATGACGCATATCCAACCCGGCATGGGTTGGTGCAGGTTGATGCCTCCTGACTGATGTGCTGCCGTACAAGAAGCCGTTCATTCGAATCTCATACGTCGCGGTAGCGGAGAGATTTGGATTGGGCTAAGATGACACCTTTGATACCAACTTTTCGAAGCCACCCTAATGGGGAGATGCTCTATGGGTGATAGTGATCGCGGACCGGATCGAAAGCCCACGCCGGATAACGAGGATCGGGTGCTTGAGGAGATTCGAAATGCATTCGCGATGTGGGCTATGAGTAGTGAGGTGATGCGAGCGTCTATCGATGATTGGGCAAAGTTGCGAAAGCGTCATCTGCAGACTTCACGTAAAGCGCTGCGGGACATTGAAAAGCTGCCTTCTGATCAGAAGCCTTCCGCGGCCGCGAACGTCGTATTTGACGAGGTGGAAAGCGCAATCAAAGACTTCGCGGCGGCGACATTTAGGGTCATGACATTTGCCGGGGCTGCCGGACGGAAGTTCAAACAGCAGATGGATAAGGAGCCAAATCCTTTCGGCATGCGTTCGGAGGAAGGTGGAAGCGAAGAGGACGGCGAGCGCACTCGCAAGTATGAAGACTTTCTTCGAAATGGCCTGAAGTGGTAGTTGCTGGGTTTGTCTGCTTCCTGGCAAATCGCGACTTGTTGCAATCACGTGGAACACCGACTGGTTCTTCGCACGAAGTGGACCGGCCCGCTGGGCTGTCGGTCCCCAACCCGCGTGGTCTGCCCGAAAGATTGCACTTGCGACTTCGCCGGTGAGATTGCCTTGACATGTAACGACGAATCTCGCTTACAAATGACATTCTAAAATTGCGTTTGAACACCGCTCCGCTGCTGGCGCCGCTCAGTCAGGCTCCGGTTTCCGGGGCGGAATTGTTTTGGGGGATCCGCAAGCGCACCGCTATTTTGCTCGTCCGCGTGCGCGTCAGCGCAAGCATGTCTACGCGGGTCTCGACAGCCATCGGCTGACTTTATTGCGGTAAGGCAGCGCACTTCATCGTTTCACCATGACTGCCGCCAGGTGGAACCGTGAGCGCGGTGCTGCGTGCAACAACTGAAGTCCGGAACAGCCATGCCGAAAATGTCCGATGCAGAGCTGCGAGCGATGCTCGCCGCGGAGAAGGCCGACGCCTTGTCCGCGATGTCGGCGTCCAAGCTGTCGGAGGAGCGCGCGGCCGCGCTCGACTATTATTTGGGGGATATGAGCCGGGATATGCCGGCGCCCGACGGCCGCTCGAAGGCGGTGTCGACCGACGTCGCCGACACGGTGGAAGGCCTGATGCCGACGCTGATGGACATCTTCACGTCCGGCGACGAGGTGGTGCGGTTCGAGCCGGTCGGTCCGGAGGACGTTGCCGCCGCCGAGCAGGAGACCGATTACGTCAATCACGTCTTCATGCAGCAGAACGCCGGCTTCATCGTGCTCTATTCCTTCATCAAGGACGCGCTGCTCTCCAAGGTCGGCATCGTCAAGGTGTGGTGGGAGACGCGCGAAGAGCACGAGCGGGAAACCTATTACGACCTCGATGATGCGGCGTTCGCGATCGTTGCAGCGAGTCCGGACGTGGAGATCGTCGCGCATACCGAGCGGCGGCCTGCGAACAGCGAAACAGCGAGTAGCGAAGACGCCCATTCCGTTTCGGCACGCGCTACTCGTCCTTCGCAGCTCCACGACGTCACCGTACGGACCACCCGCACCCATCAATTCGCGCGCGTGGAAGGCGTGCCGCCGGAGGAATTCGGGATCGCGCGGCATGCGCGCTCGATCCGCGACGCCGACTACTGCTTTCACGACGTGCTCAAGCCGGAAGCCAGGCTGATCGCGCAGGGCTACGACCGCGAGCAGATCAAGCGCCTGCCGTCCCACGGGATGACGGATACGATCGAGGCGCAGGCCCGCGATA